ACTGGTTTTTCAGCCAGCCATAAGTCATGCGTTCGTCGCCTGCCGTCTTGCTTTTGGGCGGTGCTGCGCGGCGCTGAAGGGTCAAGCCCATGCCGATGTAGGCAACCGCATCAACGAAGTCGTCATGTAGCCCCTGCGGAAATTTCAGCATTTCGTTGCGGGCATCGCCCCACCACTTCGCAAAGGCCGGGAAATAAACCTTCCCCATCGCCATGCGCGCGGCGATTGCCTGTGCACGAGATTGCTTGTCTGCGGCAGGAGTTACTTCGATGATCGTGCTGTAGGTGCGCGTCTCCACCATGCGCTTGCGCAAGAACGGGCCAATCGATTTCGAGATGTGGCCTTTTTCAGCCCACCAGAAGACAGGCCGGTAATGCTTCATAATGTGAAGCATCCCCTCAACAACTTCGTCGGTCGGCGCTCGTTTCCAGAAAATATCGGGCATCACCCAGATATTGTCGTTCTTGTCTACGCCTACGATCATAAGACAGGTCAAGTCGCTACCTTGTGCGGTCGAGACAGCGTGGTCAGACGCAGCGTAAAAAGTAAGCTCGTCGCGAGGCGGAAGCTCTTTCATCGAACCATAAGTACGGACGTGATCGGCTTGGAAGAACACGCCTTCCTCTGGTGCCGGACGGCCCTGATAAAGAGCCTGAAAACCGCGCGGGTCCGATTGCTGGAAATCGCGAAGGTACTGCTCGTCAAAACGAGCGGGCCACAAGGCTTCGCCGGGCTTGCGTCCTAGAATGTCATTGTCATAAGCCAACGCTGGAAGGTCGATGATATGCCATTTCTTCGCTTCCGCAGCGTTGAAACAAGGGTTGGCGGGGTCAGTCAGACGCCCAATAAGATCATCCTCGTGCCAGCGGGTTTGAATGATGATAATCGCACCGCTCTTGGTCATCATGCGCGAACGGATAACTTGGTTATACCAATTCCACAGGTCTTCGCGGATCGTCTTACTATCTGCTTCCTTGCGGCCCTTAATCGGGTCGTCAATGAGAAGCAAATGCCCGCCACGGCCCGTTGCCGAGCCGCCACGGCCAGTAAAAAACGCAACGCCACCCTTGGTCAATTCAAGGCGATCAACAGCGGCAGCGCCCGTCTTCAGTTGCGCGTCAGGGAATACTTGCCTGTATTGGGGCTTGTTGAGAATGTCTCGGACGTTGCGGCCAAAGTCCCAAGACAGCTTTTCGTTATATGTGCCGAAAATGATGTGACGATCCGGGTTTCTCCCCAGATACCAAGCCGGGAAGTTTCTCGAAGCCAACTCACTCTTGCCGTGTCGCGGCGGAACCGAAATTATAAGACGTGAAATAAGCCCCGCTTCGACCGCCTCAAGCGCACTCGCAATGGCGTGGTGGTGCCGCTCGTCTTGGTACAAAGAGATCGTCACGTCTTCCGGGTGATCCGGCGACGGCATCATGTATTTTGTGAACGGAATAAGACCTTTGCGCGCCTCGTTGATCTTTTTCTTGCGCATCAACAGGTTCAGAAGTTTATCCTCGTCAGACTTGAACGCCATCAGATAACGTCTCCTGTCTGTATGTTGATCCAAGACGTGCCAGTTGAGACACCAAGCGTCTCCAAATCCGAGACATAGACAAGACGCCCCGCCGGGGTAGCGCTCGGCAAAGACGTGGAAGCGTGCGAAGGAAGTTGCAGGGCATCACCCACTATGTCGGCTTTGTTGGAAACATTAGACGACAAGGCGTTAAGCCCATCTTCTAGGTCGCTAACTTCCCCAGACAGGCCCCCTACGCTCGTTTCAAGCGCTGTGACGCTGGCGCTCAAACCAGCCACGCTACCCACCAGACCTGTCACATTGTCTTCCAAATCGGAAACCTCTGTGACATCCGCTTTGTCGTTAAGCGCCTGCGAAAGCCCATTCACCTGTGCGATGCTGTGCGTGTGATTGACGTTGGCTTTTCCAGCCACCTCGCTTTCGACTGCATCAATGCGCCCTGCGAGGCTGTCCGGGTCCAAATCCATTTTGGTGCCGACGACTTTTTGCACATCACGCTCGAAACGACTTTGCATAGGCATGGCGTTAATCCCTCTGCCGCTGCGTTGCTTCAAGACGCTGAAGGATTTCACGCACAACGCGCATATCACCGGCCTGTTGACCAACTGCCGTCTGAATTTCCTTCAACGTCTGGGAAATGCTCGTGACTTGCTGTTCAGTGTTCGTGACGCGATACGCAAGCGCTTCGTTTTTGTTGCTGACTGCGCGCACAACGTCTTTCAGATTGTCTATGTCTTTGGTCGTCTCCTTGCGCCACGCCTGAAGCTCGGAAATGTCGCGAGTAAGGTTCACCCAAACGGAAGTACCGACGACAACAAGCGATATGATCTGCGCAAGCTGCAAGATCGTGTTCAAATTCCACTCGATTTTGCCCTTCGGGGGGATTTTCACAGTCCTATCCTCGCTCACTTGCGCCCCCACGTAGCTTTTACTGTGTGTCCGCCCATATAAAGGGCCAGAAAGATCATGGTCAGGTTGCCGACAACGCCCAGATCGGGAATGGCTATGTCCGCTCCGGTCGCACCGCTCACGAGCGGGAAAGCGATAAGTGCGCAAAACCAGACGAACATGAGAAACCACATCCAAGCTGGACGCCAAGCCCATGTCCAAGTGCTTTCAGACTTGTCCATTTCGGCTTTGAGTAAGTCGTTCGTAAGACGTTGCTGTTCGACGTAGCGTTTGAGGATTTCCGGGCTTTCTTCGGCGCAGGCAACGGCCACGTCTACGTCTTTCTGGGGAGCCGTGGGGATTTCTTCAGGAGCCACGCCAAGAGATGCGGCAACCGTGTCAACAAGAGTGCCGGTCAATCCACCAATGGTCGGCCCAAGCTGCGAAGACACAATGTCTTTGACGATGCTAGAACCAGTCCGCACCGCCGATGCAAGGATTGTGTCTAGGATCGGGTTCGTGGTCATACTTTCGCCGCCTCATTCTCAAAAGCTGCAGCGCGTTCGGTGTTCACGTGTGCGCGCCAGACCAGATAGATAACCAAGCCCAGAATTGCGACGAGAAGCCCTATCGTGAGCCAGTGCGCAACTTGATCGGAAATGGCGAAAGTGGACACGCCGCCCCCACCCGACGCGCCTATCGCGCCAGTATTCTGGCGGTCAGCGGTTTTGCTTGCTGTGTCGGCCTCTTCTTGGAGCGTGTCTTTTGTGATTGGTTTGGTGTCCACATTAGACGACAAATAGAGACGCAAACTTGCGGCCTCGCACGCTGCAATCCTAGAAGTCCAGCCCTTCCCAAAAGTGATAAACGTCTTCAGGCTTTCCACGAAACCTTGGCGGTTTGCGCAGACAGCCTTGATGATTTTTACAACGTCTTTGCCTTTGAACGCGGCAAGCGTCTTGGGACCAACAATCCCGTCTTGCGAGACACCCAAAGCCTTCTGAAGCCACTTCACGCCGTGCGACGGCCCAGACATCACACCTGCGTCAAAGACAGACAAATCTACGCCAGACGGAAGGTCATCGCCTTTGACCGGAAGCCAATAGCTTTTCTCATAGATCGTTTTGGCTTGGTCAATCGTGAGATTTTTAATGTCTAGGTTTGGATATGCCTTCGCCGAAATACCAAACTTAGTACCCTTCAAGACGCCAGCACCGACTTTTCCGCCTGTCCAGTTGCCCGGATCGGAACGCACAGACGAATACCCGCCCTCATACTTGAGCGTGAATTCCATACAGTCGGTGTAGTTGCGTCTCATGTCCCAACCACCCTTTAATTAATCGCCCTGCCTTGGCGGGTTCCGGTCGCAACCCACGAAACACGAGAAGCGCCATCAACATAAGCGCCAGCCAAGCCACCTGCCGCGCCACCAGCGCCCGCCGTCCTGTTACCTGCAACCCCGGTCGCCCCGGCAGCGCCGTTCTCACCCCATCCGCCGCCGTCGCCGCCACGCCCGCCTGCCCCGGCGTTCGTGCCACCCGCAGCGCCGTTTGACCCCGCGCCTGCCGCAACACCATAGCCCTGTCCTTGACCACCCGCGCCGCCCGCTCCGCCGTTCGTATTGGTTCGGACGTTCGTAGTTTGCTGGCGGTATATTCTGTAAGCACTTGGTCCAAACGAAGTACCCCGAAAATATGTCCAACCACCAGTAGTTAGTTGGGTTATTCCGGCGCCGGGTTGAGCATCATAAATCATCGTGCCGTTCCACCATATTCTCACGGCTGGACCATTATGGTACCATTGATACACCCCAGCCTGCCCAAGTTCACCGCTCGCAGGCTCACGCACAGTTGTCGGCGTATCGTAATACCCACCGCCACCAGTGCCGCCA